CCACTTAGTACCCCAATTATGTAAAGACCAGTCGTACCAATTGTCAAAGCCGTACTTGTCTATAAACTCTTGATTGGTTTCACTGTTAGACCCTTTAGTTGTATTCCTTAGTTCATGGGGCATAGGATACATGTAGTGAAGTAAGCCTTTACCATTCATATCCTCCAAGTCATCTCTAAGGTTTCTAATTAACTGTTTATCCTTTGATTGGATAGTGATTTGATTTCTGCACCAATTAGGCATTGTCTTTCTCCTTTTCAAAAATTGAGTTTACTTCGTAGGCACACGCTATTTCTTCGTCGCTTACTTTCATAGAATCCTCACCAAAATCATGTTTTAGACATTCGTGGGACTCATCGTTGAGACAATAAGAATTTACTAGGTCTTGCGAATACTGTGTTACTGCGTGTCGCATTTCGTGATTGATGATTCTTCCACGTTCTATTACACTAAGACTTCTGTAGAAATCTTTATTTATAAATATCCACCTTCTTGATATATAACCCTCTGGATTTATAACTACTGTTGTTTCAGTTATCGCAGGGTCTTCAGTCAAGTACAGTCTTATATCAATGTCGTCGTAATAAAACAACCGCTCGGTTTTTGGGTTCTTCATCTTACTTGCCCTCCTTTGTTGTTGATGCCACGTAGGTCATCGAGGTTTGTGATTAGCATATAGTTGGATTTGTGCATGGGTGCGATAGTGCGAGTCTGTCTAGGCTTGTACAACCTAGCTTGTCGCTCTAGTTCCTCGGCACAGAATATGCACAGGTCGTACTCGACTGCACGTTTACTGGGTATGGTGTCTTCACACCTACTGCATAGTTTTGCTGGCATAGTTTGTCTCCTAGAATTGGATAGGGTCTTCAGCTTCAATCTTTCTTTCAGCTTGTATCAAGTGCTCTAGGTAGTCGGCAAAGGTTTTGAAATCAGCAGGGGGTTGGGGGTCTTGTAAAGCACAGCTAAAGTTAAATGCGACATGGCAACCGAACTTCTCAGACAGAGCATCAAACATAGGTATAGTGGCTTCGCATTGTTGTGTAGCTGTTTGGTTGATAAGTTGATGTGCGTTCGTAATCATAGCGTTTCCTCAAAAAGGTTAGATTTATCGGACAATTCGCATGATTACGAAATGTCCGTAATACCTCGATAAAATGTTGCATATACACAAGGCGTAATTTCCCACTCTTTTAGTATACCTCATACACAAATATTATGCAATTAGATGACAGGATAATGTCTTTTTGTCGCATCTAAAAATTAACAAATCCGCTGGCAGTTATATTGATTTAGTAACTGGTTTTGCTCTTACGGGGGCAAATAACTAGCTAAAATGGGCTAAGTGTTTGATTTATAAGTAATGTTATAATGTTGAGTTTGGGTATTTGTAATGTTGAGTGTAAGTCATTGATTTATAAGTAATGTTATAATGTTATAATGTTATGTAGATATACACTAGGATCTAAAAACCACTTTTTACGAGCCGAC